GGTAACTTTTCATCGTCTCCAAAAGCTCAATCTGCTTTATGTCTATCTCTTCTTTAAGTACATCGTGCTCGTCATAGTACTCAATATCTTCTAGTCTATCATTTCCACTTACGTTTGGGGTATCGCGAGTATTTTCAACGCTCGGCCTATTTGCTATGGGTGCAGGAGGCGCGGGCATTCCAGGATCCTGCATAGGCGTCAGAGGTACTTTCTCACTAGCCATCTCGTCCATCATGTCAGCTATCTCCTGCTCAGACTGACGAAGTATGTTCTTGCGCACCCATAGGTCAGAGTAGTATCGACCGATATACGGAGTAATCTGGTTAAGGATCTGTATCCTGTTCTGTAATACCTCGATCTCCTTGAACTCTTCGAAGTGATTATCTATCGTAAAGTCAAAGTTGATGTCGAATTCTAGCTCTTTCCAGTCGTTCTCTGATACTATACCCTTGAGAACGAGCTGCTTCTCAAGTGCCTTAAGGAATATGTGTGAGAACCTGCGACGAAGACGACCGACGAACTTAGTGAACTTGACCTCGTCCCTAGAGATCTCTGAAGCCCTGCCAAGTATGTTTGCGGTCTCTTGGTTAAGTCTAGACACCGGTACGTTTAGCGACTGGTAGAGCTTCTTCTGGAAGTACTCTACGTCTGCCATCTCTCCTAAGTTCTGGCCAGATGGAAGCGTAGTTATCTCTGTACCCTTGCCGCCTTCCCTTCTTGGAAGCCAGTAGTCTTCAAGCATCGTCATGTACTTACGATCGTCGCGCACCTCACCCGTAGCGGCGTCGTATACTAGACGATTCTTATGACGTACCATCATGTCACGCAGGTACTGCTCGGCCTTGACTTTTGGAAGACTGCCGACGTCGATGTAGAATATTCTGCGCTCAGGGGCCCTAGAGATTCTATAGATTACCGTAGCGTCTTCCAGAGTCCTGAGCTGGTTGAGTGGCTTGATGGCCTTCTGGATGTAAGAGTATACTAGCTGGTTATTCTTGTCCATAAGACCGGAAGTAACGTGTAGTATAGAGTCGGTAGCTATTCTCAGGCCGCCCGTAGAACTGTTGTCCTGAGCTATACCAGCATTGCCTGGGGCTGCCATGAAAGACCGGTCAGAGTACACGTAGTATTCTCTCTTGGTCTCTTGAACTACTATTGGTCCTTTAGGAGTCTTCTTTACTTCTCGTATCTTGCGTATCTTTCTAGGATCAAGGTAGCGAAGTTCTTTGATACCCTGACGAGGGTCTTTCTCGTCGATAATGACGTGGTAGTATATGCGACCGTCGACGTACCATCTCTTAAACAGCTCATAAGATTCAGTCTGAAAGTTCAGTAGTCTTAGTACTGTGTTGAACTCTTCAGTTATCTTCTGCTTGATCTGGTCTGAGTATTTTACTTTGTCGAGGTTTATATCCACGACTTTCTCGGCATCGGTGTCGATTGCCTCGTTTACGATGTCATCGATCGCTGCTTCTAGTTCTGGCTGTAGAGATATCTCTCTATACTTAGATACTAATTCGGCTTCAGTCCTTGCAGTGCCGTCTAGATCTATGTACGTACCGTAAGCGCCGCCGGCTGCAACGATTACAGCCCCATCGTCTTTTACCTCGGGGGCAAAAGACTGTAGAGGCTGCTCATCTTTTCTCTTGATTTCAAAGCCAAATAACTGCATTACGGATTCCTTAAGAAAAAGCTGCTATAAGTTTATTTATAGCAGCTCTATCAGTTAGGCCCCGCCAGCGTTGCCGGTAATGCCGCCAACTACTTCAAAGTTATCGTAGAGGAAAGTTACCGTGAACTCTTCTAGCTGGTCAGAAGCGTTCCAGTCGAGTCCAATGTTCGATACTTCAGTTGGGAAGATGCCGTTGAACTGGTAGACTCTCAGGATCTCACCCGCCTTGCCGTACTGAGTAACAGAAGCCTGTGACTTGTAGAGTCCAGGAGCCCCTGAACCAAGCTGGCTGATGTTTCCTTCGTATGCATTGATCGAGTTGTTCCACTGTTCCATAGCGTTGCGGATTAGGAAGTCTTCGTCGTTGATGACGGTGACTGTCCAAGGAGCAAAGCTGCGGTCTCCCGCTACAAAGATCTTGCGACCAAAGTAGGGGATTGCAATGTTTCCTATGCTTGAAGCAGGAAGTTCTGCCCTTACAGTAAGGAACGGCACCTTAAGGTCCGCGATAGGCGCGACCGGGTTAGTGATAGTTACCTGGAAGAGTGCTGGACGCGCGCCGCCGAGAGGTAACTGGGCTCTCATGTCATTGATAGAAAAAGCCATCTGTTAAACTCCCTTAGAACTTGCCAACGATTTCATCAAACTGAACACCGGTGCGGACAGCAACGAAGTTAAGCTGGATAAAGTTGATTGAACGGGCTGGCTTGATATAGATATCTCCCCAGAACTCATTGCGGTCAATACGCTCTGGCGTATTGTTTGACTCGTCGCAGACTACCCTGAAGTCGTAGATGCCGCGGCGACCCTTTACGTCTCTTAGATATGGCTCAACTAGGTTGCGGAAAGTAGCCCTAGTGAACGTATCGTTGAATTCAAACAGGGTAAACTTTGCGGAAGTTGAGATCGCCTTCTCTAGAACGATGAAGAGACGACGTACGTTGATTCTATCAAACGCAGATGGCTTGCCAAGAAGGGTCTTGTCTCCGTAAAGGATTACGCCTTCTCCTGGAAAGTTGACTATCGGGTTGATGTCGGACTTGTACAGAGAGTCTCTAGCACCCTTGCCTGGATTGAACGCTAGCTTTACTACGTTCTTGATCTGACCGCGGTTGAAGCCGGCTGGTGACCACCAAGGATCGCGAGTATTGTCAGTGCGCACGATAGTACCTGCAACGTCGCCGTTTAGAGGGATCCAGCGGTATACGTCGTTGTACTTGTCATACTGGTACTTGTATCCAGAGTCCATTACGGCGTATGAAGTATTGCGCAGTAGGTTTCTAAAGTTTACTAGTGAAGTAGAGACATCACCTGAGTTGTTTACTACAGTCTCTAGAGTCGGGCTGCATAGTACTATGCAGTCCTTGCGGTTCTCTGCGATGTTGTCGACTAGATAGTTTGCTAGACCTTCTCCGCTTGTTCCGTACTGGCTCTTACCGGTAAGAAGGAGCGAGATATCTACAGACTCAGTCTTAGAGAACTTATCATAGCCGTTGGCCATGTTAGCGAGAGTCTGTGTAGTCTCAGTAACGCCGTCGGCGCCGTTCCTAAATGACTGTGTATATGGACCGACTGTGATCGGTGTCATGTTAGAAGCAGTGTTTGAAGTAACGCCGGCGCGCGCGTTTGAGAACCAAACGTATCTAGAACCGTTGTTGATTACTGTCTTGTAGTAGTTGGAACCACCCTGCTCAGACCTTGAGTCAGTTGCCCTTGAAAGCTTCTGCCAGACTTCGAGTACCTGACCGGGACTGCCAGTGAACTTGCCGTCTTCGTCTGCTATGACTACGTGCATCTCGTCGCCACTGCCGCCTAGGTTTGAAGTATAGATGGTAGTGCCTGGAGCGCCGTCGCAGAAGTTTGCATATTCCCAGAACCTAGTAACCGAGTTTGAAGATATATTGGCCGATAGGTTGAAAGTAGTAGACAGTGCTACGTTTGCCTGAGCTTTAAATACTGTGCTGTTTGCAGTAACAGATGGAGTTCCGATTGATGTGATCCTAATGCTCTGGAATCCAATACCGCTGTTTCCACCCTGCACGAAGTCGCCGACGCTGAGCTGATTCACGATGGTGTTTGCCATAGTATTTGCGTTAGTATTTGCAGTAGCGCTCGTTACTACGATCTGAAGAGTGTTGCTGTTCGTAGAAAAAGTAAATGAAGCAACGCTATCAGAGTTTCCAGTAATCGCTGCTGAGTACGCGTTTGAAGACTCGCACGTAGAGATCTTAAGAGAGTTACCTAGGTCTCCAGCCCACCTTGCAAGCCATACTGTGCTTGAGTCGAAAGTGCCGTCTTTAGACAGATAGTCGTCTTCGTTCTTTACTACTAGACCGCTGAAACTTGCAGTAGCGTTGACGCCGGCAGCTGCGTTGTAGCTGTTTCCGGCTATAGTTCTAACTACGTATAGGCGATTGCCGTAGCCTAGGAAGTTGGCTGCAGTAAACCAGGTCTCGTGGTTGTTTGATGTTGGGCGTCCAAAGTTAGATACGAGTTCATCTTCGGAAGATACTAAGTATCTTTCCTGAGCTGGACCCCACTTGAAGACGCCCGCGATGCCGCCCTCAGTAGTAGAAACTGCTGGGACAATGGTAGTTAAGTCAACTTCTGTGACATTAACGCCAGGACTTACTTGAAATGGCATTTTTTTCTCCTTTTATTCATAAACAATCTACAAATCGTATTCTTATTTATAAAATGTCAGTTTAGAAGAATAGAGTCAAACTCGTCACTGCTCACCGTACGTACTTTGTCTTCTGGCATTCCATCGTCAAACATGCCGAACGGAGTCATCTCTTCTTCGATCTGTCTCTCGTTGTCTTCAAGGATCCTCTTTCTGACATCGGTGTTAGATATATCCTTAAAGTATTCTTGACTTACCATCCACGCAAATAATACTAGACACATTACCAAGTCGTCGTGGTGACCTTCTTCTGCATTGTATGAAGTTCCGTCGACGACGTAGGTAGATAGCTGGTTGATAATGTCATAGTCATTGAGT